CACGACAATGTGCAACTGAGTTAGCTAAAGTAGGATTGATGGAACCTGATGAAATAGAATTATGGATTGATGATGCAACTGCTGAGCGAGCGCGGAATATTGCCGATTCAGCTTTGCAAGGTCATCAAGAATGATTTACCATGATTCAGTAAGATGTACCTTACGTTCCTCCCTTAACTGGTGGTCACTTCGGTGACCACCTTTTTTATCACATTGAGTAATTAAAACAACCTCTTAGGCAATCTGGCTTTATTATATACTGGTAGCCAATAGGGGCTACATCTTTATCGGGAGGCAGCAATGTCTAAAACTACTTGGAAAGATATGGGTACTGGGTCAGGTATGCAATACTGGGACTCACCCTGCATGACTCTCATGCCAGATGAAATTAGTGGTATGGGTTCACAAAAGCCAGACTCATCAGAGCCAATGCACAGGGTGATTGGTAATATCCCTGAGTTGGGGCTTGAGGTAGCGGTAACCAATATCACCGAAGATAATGTTTACCTTGAGTTTGCTTTTACAACACGCGATGAGCGGCTTTGTCAGTATGTAAAAATTGAAAAGCCTTTTGAGGAGGTATAAGTGATGGCACCTAAATTCTTACAATTAGTACAATCAGCTATGGAGGGTCGGTTTATGACTGACCCTATACTTACTGATGAGATTTGCTGGGTTGAGGTAAGTAGCCAACGGATTATAGCTGTGAGTCAGCTGCAAGTGCCAAGCGAAGTCGGTATGGTAGCGACATTCCTACTAACCGATTACCAAGGTAATCCACACCGCGACCGAACAATCTACCCACATAAATTCAATGAGCAACAGATAATCTACACGATGGATGAGTATGATTCTATACTGGATTATATTACTTCTGTTGCTGAAAGTGTAGCGGCATGATCATACTAACTATCGGGGGAGTGCTTATAGCACTCCTCTTCTTAATTATATTCAAATAAGTATTTGTTCATATTGAGTATGTTTTACTACTTCCGGGAACATCACGCTTTATTATATATATACAGGCAGCGTGGCTGCTGATCACAACTGGAGGTTACAATGACAACATTACACAGATTGGTAAAACAAGAGGGGTTGCGTGAGTGGACTAAAAAACTCGGGCAACAACATTTTCATGTTCCGGGAATATCTAACTGTTTGTGCGGGATGCCTATGCTCGGCAATAATTATGCGATGCACATTGCTGAGGAAGATAAAACAACTTGTGATAAATGCCATGAAGAGCTTGCTTATAGGGTCAGCTCTGCAGAGTTAAACATTTAGGAGGGTAAAATGAAGAAAGAATATAAACCTGTTGAGGGCTGCGATGATTGTGATTTCTGGACAGACGCATACGGTGAGCCGACTATATGCGTTGAGTGCTTTGCAGATCAAGAGTTAGAAGATAAAGTGCGGCTTAATGAAGATACTATCCATGATAGTAAACATAGATTCCAATAGGTGGTAGCTATGGATATACTTTGGGATATGGTGCCGTTAATCCTCGTGCTACTATTTATCTAGCACGACCAATTAATAGAGGGTCATGGTCTACGGATCATGGCTCTCTTTGATTTTGGGCAGACTTTTATATATAGGAGTAAAAATGAAATATGGGGTATAGTACTCTATCCGATATTACAATATACGATATCTGGCTATATAAATATATCAAATGGTTACTTTAGACAGCTACGCGAAACGCAGGATCTGACAAAATAAAATGAGTCGATTTTCATTTACGTTCCTATTATAGCAAAGTATCTTGTCTGTATGCCGAAAGCCAAAGTTACTCACAAGAAAAGTCTAGACATTGTAGCTAACCCTCGCGTTGAAAAAGGGCTTACCCCGATGCAGGAAAAGTTTGCAATGATTTATGCTACCGAGGAGGTTACACAAACAGAAGCCGCTATGAAAGCTGGCTACGCTGTGTCCAACGCCCACTCCATTGCTAGTCATATGTTAAATGGTCGCAGCTACCCACAAGTCTTGGAAAGGGTGCGGCAGATTAAATTAGAGTTACAACAAAAGTATGAGGTGACTTTTGAAAGCCACGTGCAGAAACTAGCGCAGCTTCGTGATGAGGCGATGCAAAATGGTAATTATTCTGCGGCGGTCACGGCAGAAAAACATAGAGGCCAAGCTGCTGGATTGTACATTGACCGCAAAGAAATATTGCATGGCAAGATAGACCAAATGAGTAAAGAAGAAGTAATGCACGAAATTAAACGTATCCAGGAAGAGTTCCCAGTATTGATAGAAGCGACTGAGCCAGCTATTGACATGGACAACCTTGAGGCATTACCTGATGCCGAAGAAACCTGAGAGTAAACTTTGGAAAGCCCTACGCGATGGAACGGCAGGTCTTGGTGTGCATTGGGTCAGGATGGAGTCATGGGCAAGTCCTGGCGTACCTGACGTCAATGGCTGCTTGAATGGCAATGACTTCTGGGTAGAGCTCAAGGTACTTACGACAAAGTCTGACAAGAAGTTTCCTAAGTGGCGTCCACATCAAATCGTATGGCAGACCTCAAGAACGAGGGTTGGTGGATGCGTTTGGAACTTGGTTCATCATCCTTCCTCTGGTTGCCTATTATTTTTGGATGGAACCTACCTTGCTCAGAGATTGATGGATGGAGATCCGGTGTACGATGATCGGATGGATTGGCCGATAGATAAAGATGGATGGGCAGAGGTCCTTAGACGACTGACGAAGAGTGATGATGAGCGACGACGAGAGACGAGAGCTGAGATCATAAGACGTCAATCAGCGACATCGTAAGACGTCGCAGTGACGAGCTGCTCGCACATCTTTTTTTCTCCATATGACAATTTAGGTGTTTACATCGTTCCTCGTGTGCGCTACTCTATACTTACCAAGCGGCAAACAAGTCGCGGTACAAGCTCGTAGAAAGGAGCTCTAAAATGGCTAAAGCAGCTAAAAAGTCCCAAGTGGCAGAAATCGTTTTTCAAGGCATTAATGGTCTGTCTGACGATCTTAAAAAGCAAGGTATCACCGTTGCTGATATTGACCAGTTTGTCCAAGAAAAAGCTGGTGGCAATCCAAACAATGTCGGTGTGCGTACCATTGCTTCGGTTGACCCTAAAGCTGAAGTCCCTTTTGCTTTTGAGGCCAAGCGTACTTTGTATCACCAAGACGGTGCCAAAAAAGATGATGCGTTGCGCGGCAAGGCAGTCTGGCAGTTGATCAACTCTGGCAAAACACTGACCACACTTACAGATGTTGATTTGGTACACAAGTCCATCGGCGCACGCAAATATCACGCGCTGGTTGATGCGCTTAACGGTGGGCAGTCGCCATCTAAAAAAGCCACATGGGGCAATGCTGTCGTGGAGCTTTACGTCATCCCCGCTTAACCAATCGCCAGTGGCCCATCTACGGATGGGCCACTTTTTTGATGGATGGATGGATTGATACGGATTGATGACGATGAATCATATGTATATGTACCATCATATACATAATAACTAATGAACTCAAAAGACGTCGGGACGCAGATATCAAAAGACATCATTAGGACCAAATAGGACACTCAGTGACGTGCGCTGCGTTATTATTAAAGGGTTGGCAATACTGCCAGCAGCTACAAAAAGAGGAGCAATGATATGCTATATTTAGTTGACCACCATAATAGCGTTACGACGGCGGTACACCTAAGTGACGAGGTCCATTTTGAGGACGTGGCTAACCTTATTATAGGGTTACGGTTTTTTGACAATGTGTACATAAACTACAAAAGCGACGAGGACCTCTTTAAAAGTGACGACACCCCAAGCTGGTGTAACCAAGACGTCCTTATATACTTTGAGTACCTTGACGAGGGCGTGGTAAAATATATGCAGTACCACCATAACGAGGACGACTTCAAGCGGTGGCAACCATGTGGCAAACCAGACCTCATGCCAAAACTGTCAACAGGCAAGTGGGGTTGGCATGACATCCCACTAGCCACTTACGGTCAATAAACCCCAAGGTAGGCGGCTTCGGTCGCCTACCCTTTTGTAGCAGGTTGGATGGATGGATGGATGGATTGACCATCTGTCCATCTGATCATCTGATCATCTGATCATGTTGGTGATCCGCGCTGACTGGTCAATATCAAAAGATATCAGCCCCGTATTTGACCGACCAAAAACTTATTGCTGTGATGGGGTTTTTGCTAT